TTGCTAAAGAGATCATGGATGCTACCAATGCTAAAGATGTAGGTGTGTATATTCAAGCAACACACGGTTGTTGTGAGAATAGAGGCATTATGGCACATAGTAGTCTTACACAAACAAGTGTACTCAAAGGTGCATTTAAAACTGATCCTAGTACAAAGAAAGAGTTCTTTGATAATATTAAACTACAACAGGAGTTTGCACCGCGATGAAACTAAGATATTCAGAAGCATTTTATAGTGTGCAAGGCGAAGGCAAGTTTGTAGGAGTACCCAGTGTATTCCTACGCACCTTTGGCTGTAACTTCCGTTGTATGAACTTTGGACTTGGTAAAGATGAACCTAGTCGTGCAGAGAAGCATGAAGCAGGACAACGATACAATCAAGAAGTAAAAGACTTACTAGATGATGGCATTGTTGAAAAGACTGAAAAGTTTACAGACTTGCCTATCATTCATACAGGGTGTGACACTTATGCAAGTATCTATCCTGAGTTTAAAGACTTTAACAAACTTGCAGAAGTTGAAGAAGTAGTTGAACATTTGCTATCGCTTACTCCAGAAGGTAAGTGGACAATGGATAACGGTCAAGATATCCATCTTATTATGACAGGTGGTGAACCGTTGTTAGCGTGGCAACGTCTTTACGTAGAGCTGTTCGAACATCCCCGCATGAAGGATTTAAAAAATGTCACATTTGAAACAAACACTACACAAGTTCTACACGACGACTTATACAACTATCTCAACGATAGCGACAGAATTACAGTCACATGGTCGTGTTCGCCAAAGCTATCCGTTAGCGGAGAATCTTGGGAGGATGCTATACGTCCTAGTGTCGCTCTTAATTATTCCACTGTTGCTGGCAGTGATGTTTATCTTAAATTTGTTGTTGCTGATCGTGCAGATATTGAAGAAGCTGGCAAAGCTGTGCAAGCATATCGTGATGTCGGCGTTGAGTGTCCAGTATATTGTATGCCGCTTGGCGGACGCTCGGAAGAGTATGTTCTCAATGTTCAAGAAGTTGCAGCAGTCTGCATGGAAAAAGGATGGCGCTTCACCCCCAGACTTCACATTTCACTCTTCGGAAATGCGTGGGGCACTTGAATATAAAAACAAACAACATGAGCGGGCTATGAAAGCACCGATTAAAAACTTAGACGACAAACTAAGAAAAAAAGGACTAATATGAATTATATTTTTACTAGCGAAAGTGTTAGTGACGGACACCCAGATAAAGTAGCGGATCAGATCTCTGATGCACTTGTTGATGCAGGATTAAAGGCAGGTGACTCTACTACTCGTGTTGCTGTTGAAACACTTGTAACTACTAACCATGTAACGTTGGCGGGCGAAGTAAAGAACTTTAACGTAAGCAAAGACGAAGTTAAAGAGATTGTACGCAACAAAGTCAAAGACATTGGTTACGAACAAGATGGATTTCATTGGGACAAACTGAACATCTACAATGAAATCCATTCACAAAGTGCCGACATTGCATTAGGCACAGATGACTTTGGTGCAGGCGATCAAGGCATTATGTTTGGCTATGCTTGTAATCATACAGACAGTATGATGCCGGCACCTATTCACTACAGTCACGAAATTCTAAAAGAACTAAAAAACATACGTAATTTAGATAGCATATTAGGACCAGATGCTAAATCACAAGTAAGTGTAGAGTACGAAGGTGCAAGACGTGAAGGCATTGTTAAGCGTATTGACCAAATTGTTATCAGCACACAACATACTGCTGGTGAGATCGAAACAGCAAGAATACTTGCAAAACAAGCAGCACATCATGCTTTAGGAGATTTGATTGATGATAAAACTGTATGGCACCTTAATCCTACTGGTAACTTTGTTATTGGTGGGCCCGACGGTGATGCTGGTGTTACTGGGCGTAAAATTATCGTGGATACTTATGGCGGATTTGCTCCTCATGGCGGAGGTGCTTTTAGTGGCAAAGATCCTACAAAAGTTGATAGGTCAGCAGCATACATGGCTCGCTGGCTCGCTAAAAATGTGGTAGCAGATGAAATGGCAGACTGGTGTAATATTCAGTTGTCATATGCTATCGGTGTTAAGCAACCTACTAGTATCCTTGTAGATAGTAACGGACACAATCGTAGCATTGAACAGTTTATTCGTAATGAAATTGACTTATCACCAAAAGGAATCATTGACAGATTTGATTTGTTCAACTATACTAACTATAGTGATAACTGCGTATACGGACACTTTGGTGACAAAGATGTACCGTGGGAAAGGATTGGATGGTAATGAAAAACTTTATTAAAAAAATAACAGGCATTACTGCTAAAGAAGAAGCACTGGCTGCTAAAGAAGAAACAATGGCAGCTGAAAAAGCTGCTATCGAAGCAGAACAAGATAAACTTTTAATGGCAACAGACCCTAAAACGTATGCTACTAAAAAAGGCGAACCGTGGGTTAATGTTCTTGATATGAAAGTTAATGACGATAATATTCGTAATGGGTTTTTTGAACTTGACTGGAATGATTTGTTTATTGAACAACTTTTAAGCAACGGTTATGGTAGTGAAGGTGATGTGCCTGAGGAAGTAGTAGATAGATGGTTTAAAGACATTGTTTATAACATGCTTCAAGATGAAGGACTTGACACAACACGAAATGCCGGTTATATTAATGTAGTACCCCTAGCAAAAGGCAAAAGCGAAGTATCATGAGCACATATATTCTAGTAGACACAGCAAACACTTTCTTTAGAGCTCGGCACGTAGTACGTGGCGACTTGGATACAAAAGTAGGCATGGCATTGCATATTACACTAAACAGTGTAAAGAAAGCATGGCGTGACTTTAATGCAGATCATGTTGTGTTTTGCTTAGAAGGTCGCAGTTGGCGTAAGGACTATTACGAGCCTTACAAGCGTAATAGACAAGTTGCACGTGATGCACTTACACAACGCGAACAAGAAGAAGATACAGCGTTTTGGGAGATCTTTGACGAGTTTAAAAACTTTATGACAGAGAAGACTAACTGCACTGTTATGCAACACAAGCAACTTGAAGCTGATGATCTTATTGCAGGTTGGGTACAAGCACACCCTAATGATAATCATGTTATTATTAGTACCGACGGTGACTTTGCACAACTTATTGCACCTAATGTAAGGCAGTACAACGGCATTGCTAACATGACTATTACACACGAAGGTTACTTTGACGACAAAGGCAACAACGTTATTGACAAGAAAACACAAGAGCCTAAGCCTGCTCCACAGCCTGACTTTATGTTGTTTGAAAAGTGTATGCGTGGCGACACTAGTGATAACGTGTTTAGTGCTTATCCCGGTGTACGCAAGAAAGGCACTAAGAACAAAGTTGGCCTTATTGAAGCGTATGAAGATAAGCACACAAAAGGCTTTAACTGGAATAACATGATGCTACAACGCTGGACTGATCATAACGGTAGCGAACATCGTGTACTAGATGATTACAATCGCAATGTTGTACTATGTGACTTAACTGCACAACCCGAAGATATTAGAGAGATTATCGATACAACTGTGGCAAACGTAGAACCCAAAGACATTACACAAGTTGGTATGCGTCTTATGAAGTTTTGTGCTAAGTGGGATATGCAACGTGTTGCAGACCAGGCAGCAAGTTTTGCAGAACCATTACAAGCAAGGTATAACAAATGACTATTAAAGCTAAACCAGTATTAAAAGACAAATTTTGGATTGTTGAAAACGAAGGTACACGAGTTGGTACCCTTAGTAGAAACGAAGATGGGTTTGTTGTTAGTCAACAAGGCAAAGTTGAGTTTTATAAAAGCGAAAATCAACTAGCAAAGACATATGGAAAAAACTTCCTAGTTGCTAATATTACAAAAGAAAACAAATCAACCTCACGTGAAGTACACGGATTTCCAACACGTACTACACCTTATAACAGTATGTATGATATTCAAAATAAGCTACCTTTGTTTACCAAAAGCGAAAAATCAAAAAGCGTATATTGTGCAGGATACTATCTTGTTAAGTTTAATGTCAACTGGCTTAAAAGTTATTGCCCAAAGATAATTACTATTGAGCGCAACGAATACTTAGGTCCGTTCAAAACAGAGATTGAAATGAAAGCAGCACTAAGCAATGTCAACAGAGCCACTTAATACACTACCTATACAACAACTTATCCAAATGGTTAAGATTGCCGAACAAAGTAGAGCAAAGGAAGTGCGGCTAGATATAACACAAGCAAAAATCTTAGCACTTACACTTGGTGAAGTTATGGCTAGGCTTCACGGAGATCTTGAAAAAATAATCGATGCAAAGATCGATAAACTTAACACAGATCAAGTTATTGAAATAAATATGGACTCAGGAGCCTGGTAAAAGAGATAAATATATGCGTATATAACTAAAGGATACGCACATGAGTAGACCAAAGCCAAATGTACTGTTAGAGTACACAAACAAAAATACTTACAAATGTGAACAAGTTCTTGACGCAGAAGCTATTTGGGCTGTGTTTTACCAAGATAAACCGTTTAACTTAAAAAGCTCAAATGCACTCACTAACTATCCGGGCCCTAAGTATAAAAAAACAAGTTTCAGCAATCCCGGACATGCACATAACCTTTCAAAAAAGTTGAATGACATGTTTAACACATCTGATTTTTCAGTATATATGTTATCCGATGGCGAAAAGTTATTTGACTGATAAGGTTACATACACCAAGCTGTTCCTAAAAGAACTAGGAAAAAGCTATAATGATATAAATGTAAAAGAGTTTATGCCGCTTTGGTGGCAAAATACTCGTGCAAAAGACAGCAGTGGATTAAGACTCACTGAACAAGGGTTTGATGTTATAAACGAGATTGGTATAACAACATACGACATACCGTATCCAAGAGATTTACCCTTAACAACTCAAATCATTATACATCT